CGTGAAAATCGCCTGAACTGAAAAATGCCTGGTATCTCCGAGGTCAAAGTCTGCCGTAATGTTTGACGACGCATCTGTTGACGGGATCAATTCCTTCTCAATCATTGGTTTCCTCCAGTTTCAAATTGGGATCTATAATTAGGGATTTTCAGCAGTGCCGCATGCGTCGCAGCCATCGCAGCAGGCCCCCTCTCAGCCGCCTTCATGAATACATTTCCCCATCTCTGCACAAAATCCGGGTTGCTTTTGGCGATTTCAGCAATTTTTCTCAGTGTGACAGCTCCGGCGGCGCTCCCCCTTTCCCGAGCCAGTTTGTTTGCACCGCCCGCCAAAGCGGCAACGATCGCCCCGGTGATCGGCTCTCCCGTCATGAGCCCCATTGTTGCACCGGCTCCGATGCCTGTCCCGTAGTCGGATGGCGAAACCAGCCTGTTCGACAAATTCTTGAGAGCCCTGTCCGATGCGGCATCGCCAGCCTGCTTGAATGAACCGTATTTGCCTTTCAGCTTTTGATAGCTTCCCAGCAAATCCCTGACACGCTCAAGCCCCTGTCTGGTCTCACCGGGGATCACCTCATCCCTGACTACAAGTTCAGTGCCCTTGAGAGGCATGTTTTCCGGAACGTCCTGAGCAAGTCTCTGCCCGATTCTTTTTTCAAGAGCATCGGCTGTCTCATCCATTTGGGTGCCGATGATGTTTCTTATCTTGTTGGTGACGTCCTGATCCGACACAAGGATATCGGCATCGGTTGCCTTGTGCTTGAACTGATTTTTCCAGTCCTTGGCCCTCTCGAAGGTAAGCATACCCTCGCCCTCGAGGTTTTCAGCCTCCTTGTAAATTCTCGTTTTCAGGGCTTTCCCCTTTTCGTTGGGGACAAGTTCATCTGCGTAGCTCCGGAGCCTGTCGGCCATGCGCTTCCCGTCGACCGCACCCTGTGGATAAAATGCGTCGACCGCCTTGCCGACCTTGCCAAGCTCGCCCCCGTAAAATTTTCTGGTCTCTGCCAGCTTCGGAGCGAGAGTCTCGACATTTTCAGTACCAGTCAAAAGAGGCTTTCCACTTGGAAGCCGTTCTTCGATGATGTCCTCTCCGACTTTCCTCAAACCCTTTTCAAGCTTTTGAATGTCGCCCGCACCTTGATGTGTGCTTTGTGCAATCTTTCTCAGAGCCCCGATGTTCTGCCCGGTCGCAGCCTTGACTGCTCTTTCAGCGGCCTTTTGCGTTGCCTTCTCCGCGATCCCGGTTTTCGCTTGATTCAGAAGTCCTGCGCCTCCCCGCGCCAGTTTGTCGATCCCGTATTGGGAAGCGCCTCCGATTCCGGCTCCAATCCCGACATCCGTTGCAAGGTCCCCGACCTCCCCTTCCGTCAAATCAGCCTCGGAGTATCCTCCCCCCGCAAGCCCGCCCATCGCAGCAGCCTGTCCGGCTTTTGCAAGAGCCCCCGCCCCCTTGGCAAGCCCGACGCCGGGAATGAGCATGCTTGCTCCTCCTCCCCCCATCATGCCGGCCATAAAGATTCCGGGATTTTCACGTTCGGCTCTTTCATAACGCGGACGAACCTCTTCGTCCCTTATCTGCTTGTAGCGAGCAAGAAGGTCCTTGAGTTCATCGGGGCCGGTAGCAATCTCGTAGAGGGCACGCCCGGCCGATTCAAGTTCATCGGGATAACCCATGAGAGCGCCCTGAGCGGCGCCCAGAAGACCGGACTGCATTGGGGTAAAGGAAGATCCCATCATATCCTCATCAGTGAGATATCTGGGGTTGCCTCTTGCCGTCCTATCCGTGGTTTCCCCCTGCATCATATCCTCATCAGTGAGATACATGGGGTTGCCTTTTTTGGTTCTTTCCATTTCCGGCATTTCTAATCCTCCAAAGCCTTCCATCTTCCATCGGGTAGCTTCATATAGCGATCCCCGTTTTTTTCTCTGATTTCGGGCTCACCGGCCACGGCTGTTCCGTCCTCTCTGGCCTGTCGCCCTTTTTGCTTTTGAGCCATGTCCACGTCATATGTCTTCGCAGTTTCCCGCCTTGCAGCAAGAGCCTCTTCAGGATTGATCCCCTTGGTTTTCATTCTTTCGGCAAATTCAACATAAAGATTCTTGAGCTTGGATCGTTGCATTTCCTCGCTGTCGAACACAGTGGGTGCCATTTTCAGAAAGCGGGCCTCCTCGTCCTTGTTAATCGCCCCGCCCGACTGCAACCTGCCAAGAGCTTCTTGGAATCTGGTTCGAGATGCGGTGTAGGGGTTATCTCCGATCAGTGAAAAAGTGAAAGACCTCGAAGGTCCGAAAAGAGCCTCTTCCATATCGACAACACCTTGGAGGGCCATGCCCGCTTTTTCAAAATTGGCTTTGTCGGTTGGGTTCATGGCCGCAACTTTTTTCTGATAGTCAGTAAGGGGCTTTCCGGCGGCGTCGACCTTCGCTTTCTTTGGATCGATCTTCGCGAGATAATCCTGCTGGCGCTTCCACAGGTTGAATTTTTCATCCTGCTGGGCCTGCCGCTGAGGTCTGTAGAGGTCGGCCTTGAAGCTCGCCAATGCCATTTGGTCTTGGAAATCCCGATCCTTCATCCTTTCACGTTCGGCCATCTGCTCTTTTCGCCTTTGGGCATCCATGAGATAGGACATCAGTTTGCCCTCGCGGGCGTCGCGCCTCCTTTGAAAATCCCTTTGGGATGCCTGTTCCCCCTGAGCCCATTTCTGGACGCCGGAAGTATCCGCAGTGCGGCCGTCAACCATTCCAAATTGCGAGGCGGCATCCATCATGCTCGCAACGAGAGACGGATCAACAGGCGAATCAGATCTGTCACGTTCTGGCCTCATCAAATATTTGATCACCCTTGGATCTATGTTTCCGTTCATTTCATGCTCCTATCCATAGATATTTGATCGACCGTAGCCGTATGCCTGCCTGTCCTTTTCAGCCTCTTCCCGCCTGTATTTCCGATCGGCGCTTGATGCCAGACCCTGTGCAAGGACATTGCTGAAGCCTTGTATTGCAGCGTTATCGGCAGCCGCGCTTCCGGCAATGTCGCCTCTTCTTTCCCTTACGACTCCTGCCATTCCAGCCATCTTGTCCTGTGTGTCTTGATAGCCCTGCTCCTTCCACCTGTTGAGCCAGTCTGTATTGCCCTGCCTCCATTTCGCCCTCAAAATTTCTCTGGCATCGTCGTACGATCTTTGCTGAACCAGCCTGTCGTACTCGTCTCTTGCCAGCTGATCCTGTCGCGCTCTCTCGCGATACCTGTTTTCATAGTCCTGAAGTGCAATGCGGTCGGCCCTCTCACGATCTAATACCTTCGCTTCGTTCCTTCCTGTAACGTTCATGTCGGCCAGCCTTTGGGCCTCCTGAATATTCCTCAGATCAGCTCGGTTCATCGCATCGGCACGCATCTGCTCCCAATCCTGATGCCTTTTGCTCATCCGCTGATTGAAACTGTTTATTATGTCGAGGTTTTGCTGCTGAAGACCTATGTCTTCGGCCCTGATCCTTCCACCAAGGTCCGCTCCCTGCGAGAGTGCCTGAAGCTGGTTTCGGTATGCCTCGGCTTCCGCAGCCAGCTGCATTTGGGCATTTCGATCCATGGCCTGACTTGCAGCACCGATCTTGCCGGCAAGTTCAAGACCCGATCCGGCCAATCCCCTTCTTTCGAAATCTTGCTGGATAGAGGCCGTCCTTGACTGGGCTTCGGCCTGCGCCCTGTTTTGCGCATCCATTACCCGCTGCTGAAAAATCGGATCATATCCATCCTCTCCGATTTCCATAAAGCGGCGAAGAGCCTGCTTTTGCGCTTCCCTACCCTCACCCATGGCCTCAGTCTCTTTAATGAGTTCGGGCTTCTCTTCCAGAATCAACGGCGCGATTCGGGGCTGGTATTTTTCAACAATTTGATATTCTTCAGGGCTGAGCTTTTCCATGTTGTATTGGATTTTTTCCAGCTCCCCGGCGAATACCGGTTCTTGAAGCCTCTCGGCATGAAGCTCTGGAGGGTCCTCAATTGTAAGATCATAGTCAGGTGGTACAAGCCCCTCGTACATTCTGGCGATTTTGTCCAGCTCCGCCTTCGACGCAGCCCGAGCCTTCTCAGCCTGATAATGTTGCGCGATTGCACTGACTGCCGCGATTCCAGCTATTGCTGCAAGTGCCATTTACAATCCCTCCCATTGCAAATTAGGGTCCGGTGACAATGTTGGCATCATTCCCGCCAGTAATTCCGAATCAAGAGTACCACCCGGCGCATCCGGCACGCTAAGGTCGACCGCACCACCGGCCTGTGCTTCCGCCGCCCTTCTCTCGGTGTCCATCTGATAATCCCTTCGAGCTTGCTCGAGCATTGGATTGAGCCTGTCGAGCAGGTACTGCCTGTAGTTTGCCTCGTCAAGAAAACCCCCGCCCATCTCGGCACCGCCCGCTCCGTATGCCTGTGTCAGTCCCAAGTCGGCACTTATCTCATTCAATGACTGGGCCTCTTCCGGCGTAAGCACGTCGTATGCCCCCAAATCTCTCGCATACAGCGGATCAACAGTTATGTCCTGATACTGTGAAGCCATTGCGGGATCATAAAACTCTCTGAGGAACGGATTTTCCTGCAGGACCTGTTCACCTATTTGTGCAAGTCTGGGCTCATAGGAACCCCTCAGCTCGGCAACCCTTGCATCCTCGATATCGGCGCGCGTCTGGGCACCTCCCAAAATCTGATCCATTAGAGATCGCTGATCAATATCCCTTTGGGCTCTCAGGTCTCTTGCCTGCCCGGCAATATTTTCATAGTAGCCCCCTTCGTCCACGGAGTATTGCGGCCTCAACGCTCCAGCGGCACCGTAAGCCTGGCCCCCTTCGCCGAGCATACCCATGATCCTGTTGAATTGATCCGCCTCGGTCTGATCGACAAACTGCCGATAGCCGTAGTCGGGCTGATCAACAGTAAGGTAGTCGGCTATGTTTGCCTGGGCCTGTTCGAGTTGGGGGGCGATCCTCGAACCGTATTCCTGGGTCAAATCACCCTCAACCTGTTTTCTGATCCTCTCGGATTCCTCTCCGCCCAGTGTTCCAACATCAAGGTTTCTAAGCATGTCATTGTATGCATCGGCCTCAGCCTGATTTTGAGCTTTGAGTTGAGACTCTCTTTCAGTGAGAAAATCTCTCGCCTTTTCCCGTCCGGCTTCAAACCGCTCCTGTCCATATTGTTGGGCCTGCGCTTCAAGTTGTCCCGGAAGTGAGCCCCTTTCACGTTCGAGGGCTCTTTCGTCTATTCGAATATCAGACACGGTATCAAGGAAGGTAGGGTCTCTTTGCATGAGCATTACATCAAAAGCACTCATCCCCTTTGTGTATCGGGGGCCTTTTCCCTGTGAGGCCAACCTCATCAGTCCGGCGCTTGTGGATAAGTCATCAACACCCTTTACGCCAAGTCCTTCAGCTCCCGTGAACTGATCGGGCATGTCCGCCATTCCCCGGCCCATGATGCCCTGAATGCGCTGAAAATCCTCTCCGCCCTGGCTGACGGCACGCTCCAAGGTGGGACGTGTCACATCGTATTTTTGCGAAGCCTGCTGCTGATATTGTTGCGTGTATTCGTTTGCCCTGTTCTGCAAAAGCGCCTGATTTCTGTCGATACGCCCCCTCAAATCCGAGAGCCCTTCGGGAGCCGCCGTTTTTCCCACGTTGGCCTGGAGCGCCATCGCCTTTGCTGAAGATCCCGGATCTTTCGTATGTTTGACGGATTCCGGAGCCCCTATGTGAGTTGTTCCGATTTCTCCCTCGGTTGTGGTTTTCACCATTTCCGAACCCATCGGAAGAGGAGCGCCCTGTCCACCACTTTCCTCTTGCATCCCGCCCCCGAAAATATCCTGCTTTTCAGGTTCTGCTCCCACAGCCTCATCGATTTTTGAAAATGCATAAGCCATTGCTATCCCCTTTGAAGCAAGTCTGTTGCCGGTTGAGCCACATCTCCCACCACCGGCGAAGTCGGTGCATCGATGCCTGCCGGTGCGGGCTCGTCAACTGCGCCCGGAATCGGCGGACCTCCAGGGCCGGCCGGCGGAGGAGGAGGTGGCGGTGGCGCTGGAGGTTGCAGACCTCCCTCCGGCATCTGCCCCGTCTTCATGATCCCCATGAGCACCGGGTCACCCTGCTTGAGCTGCTTGTAGTGATCCATTATGTGTTGAAGTATTGTTTGCACGCTCTTTCCGTTCAGCCTGTTTTTTATGTCGGAAAGACAACCCGAATGATCCTTCATATGCATTAGATGATCGTCAGTCGCAAGCACTGGAACCATCTCGCCCATTTCAAGGGCTTCATTTTCCTGAGCGATGAGATCGCCCTCGTTGAGTTCATTTTTGTAGATGCTGTCGAGCGGCCTTCCTTCAAGGATGGATACATAGTCGGGCCATATATCCTTTGGCACTGTCAAAAGCTTTTCACCGACCTCAAGCCTTCCGGCAAAGCTCTTGAGAAGAGGATTCACAGTCTCAAGCTTCATTGAAGATACATTTGATATGTCTTCACCCTTGAAATCCCGATATGTCAGCTGCCCGCCTTTGCCCTTGAGTTCCACTTTCTGTGGAATCTTCGCAAATTTCTTGTAGGCATTGACAGCATGCATCATCGTTTTTTCCCAGCAAAGATTATAGGATTTGGAAATGCTGGTAATGAATTCGATCGAGTTTGCCGACAGAGTTGCAATAGCGGTTCCCGAAGACACGCCGGGGGGAAGATTTCCCGTCATTGCACCTGATATGAAGCTCAGATCCTGCATGAGGTCCTCAAGCTTGTCTGTGAACTTGAAGGTTTCAGGTGCGGACTTTGTCAGGTTCAAAGGTGTCGGGGCTCCACCTCCGGGAATGCCCGGAACAGGTGTGTACGATATGAAATTCATGCCGTTGATTTCATCAACCTGAACATTAGATCCTCGTGGATTCAGCACATTTTGAACAGCAAACTGACTTTGGTTGGTTGCCACTGCTGAAAGGGATGCATCAAACATTTCCTGACAACCTGAAAGATCGGTTAGTTTTGAATAGCCGGTTCCCGTGTCAAGAACCGCCTCCGGAATATTGGGCTCGACCGGTATTGCACCGTACTTGTTGGGACCGTCGTAGAAAATTGTTTCCGAGTCCGTATAAAAAATCATCCTCCCCTTTGGAAGGGAGGGAGTCGGCTTGTGAAAAAACTCGTAACAATATATTAGATCGTCTTCATCAAGCAATTGGCGGTCAATCCAGTTGTTGGGTCCGTTCTCCTCGTTGACGCTCGGAATGCTCTTGATTTCCCTTTCGAGATCCGGGTGCTCGGCAATCAGGTCCCACCTGTTTTTTTTGACCCGAACCTCAACCCATGGTTGATCATCCCAAGGGACCATAAGGTTATAGAATACATTGAATGGCGAATGAATGGATACATTGACGCTGCCGGTGTTTATGATTCTGCCGGAAGCGTCTTTAGTATATGGAGTTCCTCCGGCTGTGTCCCAGGTAGCCTTCGTAAACCATGCACCGCACACCAATCCGCCTTCGCACAGCTGATCACCCTTTATGTCGAGCCTTTGCGAATCAACGACCTGCTCGGCAACGGCATTTCCAAGTTTTATCTCATTTATGGCATCGGCTCCGTCAGTTTGGGCCGATGCCTTGAATGCAAGCCTTTGCTTTGTGACAACTGATGTGAGCTGTCGAATGAGGGTTCTTGCCTTCGGAGTATAGAACCTTGTCAGCTCGCCCTGTATCCCCTCGAAGATCAGAGATGTGTCCCATGCCGAGGGATGAAGAACCGGAGAGTAATACGCATAGTAATTTCTCAGCCACATTTGCTTGAAGGGAGATCCGTGCCATGAATACCAGTGGGTGTGGAAATCTATCAGACGATCACAGACATCCTTTCCCTCCCGATAAAGCCAGTATTCATGCTTGCTCATACAGATACCCTTTCTCCATAAGGACGGATTGCAAATGAAAATGCCTGAATGTTTGTAGGCTCACCCGCCCTTGTATGTGTGATAATTGGTTGCAAAAACGTGTTTCTCGCCTGAAACGGCGGGACATAAACACGAATCACCGGTGCTGGTTGTGTTCTCGTTGTGAGTTCTATTCCGGTTTCCTGGCCCCACGGTTCGAAACCCCATGGGAAATTTCCCCATCCGGCGAAGCTTATCGATGAATTCCATTCTATTTCACTCGAACCGCCATAGGTTTGGCCGGTAAAACTGATGGTCGCCTTGGAAATGGAATTGTCTCTCAGGTGTACGCTCATTTGGGCGAAGAGCTTCATGCGACCGACAAGTCCGGCATGAAACGGACTGAGTTTTACAATTCTTTCAAACCGTTCGTATAGTATGGGCGTATCGGAAACTGCGAGGTTGTTCACAGCCGATACTGTAGCACTGTATTGATTTCCGGCTATAAGAGAAGGATCGGAGTCGATATAGGTGATAACTGAGTCCTTCACTATCATGTCGCCCTCTTCGGGGACGGCTGTGCTTATCGTGAAGGTTACAGTCAGGCCGCTGATCGCATCGATCGTAATTGTATGGTTTTGGTCTGCAAAATCAGTTCTATTCTGGACCTTTCTTTCCCGCTGTATTTCGTTGTCGGTGCTGATGTAATAAAGTTTGTCGCCGGGTCCAACCACTCCGCCTGTGAAAAGCCTGTCCCAGGTTGTCCACTCCTGAGTCACGATGTTGAAGCAGTATGCTACGGACGCACTTGTTTCATTCGGTTTTGTCGTTGTGAGCAGGTAAAGCCTCTCAGTCTCGTAGGCAATGCCCGACGTCTCTGAAGACAGGTTTGTCTGTCCCAAAATAGGCTGGATCAGCTCCTCAATGCTCTCCCTGCTTACAATCTGGACGGATGATTCTGTGACAAGGCAGACGCCCTGATTCGAAAGAAAGATTACTTGATTGTTTATCACGTCGGCGCTGTTGGCGGCAACGCATACAACTGTCCCGTCAAGAAGAGTTGCATTGAAATTGTTGGGACTGTCACCTGTGATCCTCCAAACCCCGTCTTCCTTCAAGAGGATCAGCGAGTCTCTTAGTGCCTTCGATCTCAGTATCTGGGCGTTTTTCGAACCCACGGGAAACCTGTTAACCAGTGGAACCGCTTCGGGTTCGTTCTCCTTTGAGGCTAAATACGTATGAGGCAAATTTTCGTTGGTTGATGTGACCTGCGTGCCCGAGTCGAAAGCGGTCGGAAATATCGGGCTGAAGGCTTGGGCGACTGTCGAGTCTGAAGCCCTAAAGCTGATGCCACCGCCGAATCCCTTGGCCTGAAAACGCAACAGGCCGGGTATGTCGTTTATTCCGCTGACATACTGCCCGTATATCACAGCCGAGCTGTCCCGGTTGACAGCTCTTACAATGGCTTCGGCAGTGTCCCGCAGTCTTACAGACGCGCTTGCATCTTCGGAAAGATAAAACATGGGATAATCGCCGGCCTGTTCAGTGACTCCCTGTATTTCGCATGAGGTCTCATCCGTCCAGCTTACTGAAGCCCCGCCTTTTGTAAGGGATATTTCGAACGTGTCGGCTGTTTTGCTCACAACATAATATGTACCCGATGACAAGGTGCCTGTGACATTGCCTATGTAGACTCCGTCTCCGTCTGCAAATCCGTGTGCGACATAAGTTACCTGCAGGTCCCCGGAGGCGCTGGCGACTGTCGCATACGCTGTGCGGTTTCCCAGTCCGGTCTGTGCGACATACCTTCTTGTCACCGCATCCACCTTGATTTCAATCCAGTCTGTTGCCGTAATTTTGGTTGTGTCGACAACAGATATGTCAATCAAGTGACGGGTTGTGCAGTTCGCATAAATTGCATGACCTTTGAAAAAAGTCACATCCTCGCACACAGGGGGCCTGTAGTTGGCCTGCAGCTCACCCTCCCGGCTGTTTTCGTTGGTATAGAGTTCGGCTCCGAGAAGTATGTCGTCGATGTCGTCATCGAAATAAGCGATACCCGCCGATATTTCGGCGCTTGTAAGTTCACGCTCGGCAACAAGCTTGAAATCGCTGAATATGCCCACTGATGCGTTTTGCTGTGAAGATCTGTATACCTGATAGAACCATGTGAGGGATGTGGAAATTTCGCTTGGTATGCTCAATTCGACTCGCACAGGCATAGCATAGGCATAATCAATATCCGAGCCCGAATCATCGCTGTCCGTGTGAGTGAAGGTAAATGTTGTCGTGCTTGCCACCGTTATCTGATACTGCCCTGCCGGAACAGGGTTTGTTCCATCAGAGTCGACCGGCACCGTAATGTACATTCCGGTCGTGAGCCCGTGGGCCGATGATGTTGTTACTGTCACCGTGTTCGAGACTCTCGCCCATGAGTTTGTTTCAACAAGAGTGTTTTGTATGGTGGCTATTTGGCTGGGAGCCCCCAATATGAGGTTGTCGTTGGCATCCCTGTAGCCAAACAGAGCCCGGTATCCCACCAATCTCGATGCAGTCGTGACAGGAAAGAATGTTGAAAGCGAACCCACAAGAAACCGGGGTGATATATCGAGACCCTGCGGAGCACCCGCCTTTACCGTCTGCGAATTGAATGCAGTCATCTTTATCATGCCGTTGTTTGTAGTCATGTAAAGATTTGTATTTGCTTTCAAATCACGGGAAATCCGTCCGGAACACGATATTGTTTCGCCGGTGATTGCGGATTCGGATCCTGTTTCATTCGGTGCAGTACCTGTATCGGTGTAATAGCGAAGTTTCGAGTTGTATATCGCTATAAGAGTCGATTGATATGTAAACAGGTTGTTCAGCGTGCCCGATGATGGGTCAAAATACTCATAAAATCCACGCCGAGACGATACAATGTTGTCGTTCTTCAATACCACATTTTTAGCAATCTCAAGTGATCCATCGGGGACAGTGAAGCTGTTCCGCTCGAGATAGAGCCCCTTCATTTTTTTGATTTCAGGAGTCTGGTATTGAGTCATTAGACGCCCCCGTAAAGCCAGCGGCGCTGCTGAAATCTTCCGCCCCTGACAAGGCTGTGCCGGTTTATGCAGACTTTCGGCTCGCCCTCGTTTCTGGGTTCCAGAAGCTTCAGAAGCTCCTCCTTTTCCATGGCCACATCCTGATTCAACGCGACTGCACCCTGATCATCTCCGATCGACTTAAGCACTCTTTGGGCTGCACATGTTTCAATGTATGGCGAACATTCATCGGGTATCATCGTTATCACGGGTGCGAATCCGGCAAGTGCAATGTAATCTCCGGCGGCAAGAGAAGATGGTATGTCTGAGGCATCAAACGTCAGGGTCGTCCCGCTTACGTTTGTACAGGTTTTATCGAAATCGTAAATCTGATTTCCGGATTTTCCCTGAACGAAGTCAATGACTGCTCCAGTCGTTATGTCCCCAACGGACTCGACTTCTACGCTTGGGCTCGATACGCTGGTCACCTTCGCCGCATTGGCAAGTTTCACTAGATAGGAAGGTCTCATCTTGAACCATATCTGAAGAGACTCACCGGAGGAATAGCTGCTTCCAACCTCGGGTACAAGCCGTATCTGATCGCCCCGGAATGTGTGGCCCCAGCTCAGTGCAGTGTCGTTGAAAAGATGAATGTCCTCCGGAGCAATGTACGGACAGTTTCGCGGTGTTCCGCTCGAATCCTGAATTTTCAGGTCACGAATGGTTCTTCCGATGGCACGGTAGGGAATGGCGTACGAACTCTGTCCCGCAACAAGTGAAGTCAGGGTCTGAGTGACAAAAAACTCGCCGTTCACGCTGTCGACAAGAGGAACAGCCTTGATTTTGATGACATCGTCAATCAAATCCAATATGCCGTCGTCATCGACGGTGACCTGATTCGTCGACACTAAAGCCCTTCTTTTTGTCCCCGCAAGTATTCTGTCAGCTGTCACAGCCATGAGCTACCTCTTTTTCCTGGGTTTCCTTTTGACTTTCGCCTCTGTGACCGGTGCGGTCTTGGGGATGATTCTGGGTTTCTGCTTGGATTCCTTGGGTTCTTTCTTTTTCTGAAAAAATCCCTGAACAATTTTTTTCAAATCATCACCGGAAACATCCTTTTTAAGGCTCTTATCGACCTTTTTTTCTTTCTGGCTTTTCGCCTTCACCTTTGGGGGCTCCGGCTTTTCGCCCGAACCCTTTTTGTACTCGTTGTATTCGATCTTATACATGGAGCTGATAAGGTTTCTCAGCGCACTTTTCTTTGATTCTGTTTCGCTCATCAATTCCCCCTACATGCTATCCGCCAAAAGAATGTCAAATCGTGCTGTCACACCAGTGTTGTTTGCCGAACACGATGTTATCCTGACGGAGATATCCGATTTTTCTGAAAAAGGCTCTCCGCCGTATATCTTCTCACTGTATTTGGATGTGTTCGACGCGGTGAATGTTCTGACCAGTCTCGGGGATGCCCCGAATTCCCTATACCAGACCGATCCGTTTACAACCGACGTGATCGCCCTGTCGACCTCCACCGTGAAATCTTTCATGTATCCGTTTTTGCCGGCAGGTATCGTAAAACAACCGATCTGGGTTTGGTTCGTTCCGGCTGGGACCTTGCAGAAAATATTGGCGGTCGTAGTTTTATGGGCGACGGAAAGTACCCCGGCGTTGAATGCCTGATTCGAACTCCCCGAAGTCAACACCTTTAAGCGATTGACTCTTGTGTAGGTATTGACAGAGTCAACAAGGTTCGTGCCGTCGAGCGTAATATCCTCGTTTTGTTCCTCATAGTTTGCATCAAGCCCGAAAATTCTGACTGTTCTGGCACCGGTCCCCCCGCTGGCATCATTTGCATCGGATGATGCAACTGTAACGAGTTCCGCCGACCCTGTCGGGAATCCCGTATAGAGGCCACCGCCCTCCCACACATCTTCTGGCACTGTGGCTGTATCGATATCCGAGTTTTTCCCAAATTTGTTGGTGATGCTGTAGCCGGACCTGAGCCCCTCGACAATCTCCGTTTCAGCATCAAATGATCTTACTGCAATGGCATCACAGTCCTGTCCCAAAGCAGTGTTGTAGGGGGACACGATATTTTGATGAGCACCCACAAAAGTGTTTATGTGGAAACTGGTTTGATTTGTCGATCCGTTGACATACTGCACCCGAAAATAGGGCCGGTTGATTGTCTGCCTGTGCGCGGGTTCGTCAACTCCCCCCGTTACGTCGTAGGTGGTTTCATAATCGACGGTGCTTTCATCGGTCGAAAACTGAAGCTTCAGCGTGCCGTCTACGTTCGACTTTGCAGCGACAATGACCGAGATATAGCAGCTCACATCGACCCAGTTCCCGGTAAAGGTTTGAGCTGCGGTCAAAACCCTTGACGTGCTGTTGTTGGCCAACTTTCTTGATTCGTTTCCCCCGAAGGGCACGTTGTAGTACATGTATTCCCCTCTTATTTAGGTTTGTTCGGATCTTCCTGATCCGGTTCCAAAATCGGCCTGCCGTTTTCGTCGGTCCAGTTGGTTGCCTTTATGTGATCATCGTCCCTCTCACCTATCACCATCCAGGATATTCTGTCGGTCGATGCCGGATCTTGAGATTCAATTGTCAGCACCGTTGCAAGATCGACTATCGCCACCGAGGATTTAACCGGCGTAAACCCAGATTCATTTGACGTCATGCTGATTCTGTTGGTCAAAAGCCTTCTGAGGGTTCCGTTGGTCATCTTGAAATGAGAGTCCAAATCAATCTCAGCTCTTCCATTCACCAAATTGACTCTGCCCCGGTAAATAAGATCACAATAGGGGCCTTCGATAAATGAGTGAACTAGATGATGGGTCGATTTTTTGTTTATGAGCGGATGTTTTATTCGGAACGAACCCGAACCCTTTGAAAGCGCCCCGACAACCTCGACATTACTTGAAGAGTCAAGTCTAAGGTTTGCATATGTCCCTGGAAGATCGGAATCGTAGACAACGTCGCCGGCACTCGCCGCACTGTTGTTGAAAATCGAGAGCTTGCCGTCACCCCCCAGGTTGAAACCAAACGAATATCCCGATTCAATTGCAAGAAATTCATTGTTTCCGCTTGCATTCGGCTCTACGTTGCTGCCGATCACGTTGCCACCGCCGGGAGATACTCCGGTAGTGACATTGAACCGCTGAGCGCTCCCGCCGGGCTCGACCTCGAAGATTGTGTTCGCATCAGATATGCCTACACCGACATACTGGCTGTCGTTGATCGTCATTGCCGTGGTTGCGTCTGTCGCGAATGACATTGTATCGGTCGTATGATTATACGTGATCAGTCCCTTTTCGACTCCGCTTCCAGACAAACCGAAAAGTATGCTTTGCGTGCTCCCGTAATAAAACTGTGTAGAGCTTAACCCACCCAGATCCATGCTGGTAATGTGCCATGAGCTGCCATCGCAAAAGACTGTGACATACGAGTATCTTTTAGGCAGCATAATCGTTGCCTGACCGTCGATTGTCTCAGCACCTTCTCCGTCAAGTATCACAGAAAAGTTGCTGCTGTCAGATTTTCGCACTGTGATGTAGCGTCCGTCGTTGTCGGAGGCGGTCGGAAGCGTGATCGTCCTGTTGGCAGTCAATGTTGTGGCCATATTGATTATGTCGTAGCCGTCTGTATCCGTAATTGTGTAGTTGGCATCTCCGGGATTGTGATCCCGATCGACACAAACGGGGACATAAGTCGTGATCGTGCCAGTCACCGTTGATGATGCGACAGGAACCGCAGTTGCAGAACCCCATTTGAGACCAGTTGACTGGGTCGAGTCGGCTTCGAGGAACTGGCCGTTCGTCCCTACGGCAAGCCTGACATGATTGGTTCCGTCAAAGACAAGCACATCTCCCTTTGTCGTTCCGGGAGCCAAGGCATCGAAGGCGGCAGTCTTTGCAGTTTGACCCGTTCCTCCGTTTGCGATCGGAAGCGCGCCCGTCACCTGAGAAGTAAGGTCCAGTGACCCGCCGATATTTGCGAGGTCAAAATTTGCCTCGGCAGCGTCGATCGTGGGATTTCCTGAAACACCATTCCCGTTTGTTATCGAAATTTTGGTTGATCCGGCTGTAATGGTTCGAAATGTCCACGTATCCGAAGCCGTCCTCGTTGACAACCCTGTGCTTGCGGAAGCTGCAAGAGCTGTCAGGTCCGCATCAAGCGGCTGCTTGTTGTCCAGCTGTGTTTGTATTGCACTTGTCACACCGTTGACATACCCGATTTCAGCGGAAGTGGTGGTTGCAACAGCAACATTGCCGGATACATCAGACACCAAGGCCCTTGATGCCGTCAATCCACCAAGATCCCCGGCAGTGAGACCGGGCTTCAATCTCCCCGCAACCTTCCAGTCGGTCGCTGAAGAGTCATAGATCAGTATGACTGATTCCTTGTTTGTGGTAAGCGTCGTATTCGCAGCACCTTCGATGGTCTCTGTTCCATCGGGTGTTATCGTTACTGTATTTGTAGCTGCATCGCCAGTCTCATCGTAAATGATAAAAACCTGCTTGTTCGCCCCTGCAGGCAGATTGACAGCAACCGCACCCGCAACGGCAAGTTTGGTTGTCACGACACAATCGGTGGTTGCCACAGTCACCGGGGTTGTTGTCGCCTGTCTTATTGCGAATTTTTGGAACGTCGTACATTGCGCCCCATCGGCCAGGGCTTGGAGGAAAGTGTTCAGCGCGGCCCAGTTTACTTCGCCAGAGTCCGGAATCGAATATGATGCAGCTGTAACGTTTGTCGCTCCGCCAGGCCAGGTCTTGCTGGTCGCCATCTTTGTCCTCCAATTAAAATGGGGAGGGGATCGCCCCCCCCCGTGACATCATGAGCCAAGCACTTAAGCGGCGCTCTCGTCATTGATGTTCTTGAAGTAGATATTGTCTGCGGGTCTGTGGCAGAAAATGTACTGATCTGCATAAGACCTAAAGGCATATCCGGCCTGATTCTGAAGTGGGAAGATGATGTCCTGACTCATTCCCGGAATTTGGAAGCTTGCCTCTGCGGAACCGGACCTCGTCCAAGTCGAGGGGCTGAGTGCAAAAGCATCGCCTTCCTTAACGCACCTGTGTGCGTAGAAAGTCGCCATTCCGTTCATCGAGTGATATTCGGCTCCCTGCGCGCCGTTGATAAATTTATCAGTCGGCTTGTATTTGGAGTCATGCCTGACAATATTTGTTTCGGCGGTTACAATGTCAGCCCATGTTCTGGGGTTGACATATATGTTTAGATCGCCTTCCATACCGCCCCTGTTGACCATTTCGGCTACCGCGTCTTGGAAGAGTTCAATAGAGAGCTTCCTGCTCTGGCAGTCGAAAACATTCCCCTGCCACAGCGAATAGCTTGATGTGGATATGCCGAAAAGAGTCGAAGAGTTGTTCAGGATATTGTGAACCCCTATGATGTCTTTTGAGTCTTCCTGGCCGTCGTAGCAAATTCTGTGGGACGTCGTCGATGTCGCAGCTATGGGCGTAAAATCGACGGTTATGTACCCGAGAGGTGCGTTTACGGCAGTCAGCGTTCCTGATCCTACAATTGTACCGCTTGAGTTCACCTGATTGATCTTGATTCCTTCCTTGCCGACAAACAGGCCAGCTGCGAAAGATCCGGGGGCCAAAAGGATTGTCTTGGAAGTTGTGTTTACACCGTTTGTAAATGTAAGCGTACTTCCATCCTTTAGAGTCAGTGTGCCGGTTCCGCTTGTGAATGAAACTCCCCTGTAGTCGGCAGTCGCATAGGACACATATCCGAGAAGGTCCGAAGATCGACCGTAGAGCCGGAGGATTTCTAAAAGGTTGTAGTGTGACTTGATGTTGTTTTTGACGATGTATTTTGTGGCATCGAAAAAAGCCTTTTTCCCATTGCCTGCCGATCTGGAAATGATGCCCCAAGGGACAATCGACGGCAGAACGGAAATGTACGGTGTCACCTGAGCCTGCTTTACGACTCCGGCCCTTGCAGGATTGAGTTCAAAGGCATCGGTGGAGTCCGACAGGGTAAAACCCGTCTCAAATGTGAGAGTTACACTCTCATTGAAGTTTTCACCGACCTTGTGCTTTTCGCTGAAAGGCATCATTTTTGCCAGATGCTGGTCATCGGGCAGCAGGTCGTTGTGATCGCCGTAGCATTCCTTGAAAAGATCTAGTACGTCATTGTTTGATATTTGACCCATTATTTAGCCCTCCAATGAACCTCAATTATGACCTGACCCGCTGTCAGTGCGTCAAAGTCGGGGGTGTTCCCCCAAGCAATCTTGATGCCGATGTTTCCGCTTGATCCGACTGCAGCCTCGCTTTGGAGAGTTGAGTCAGTCAGGGTTGACGATGACTTGAATTCCCTTTCAACAAGAGTTGCACCGGCTGTTCCGGAGTAGCAATGTGCCTTGACCAAGACCAGCTCCTCACACTGCCCGCCCATGTCGATCAGAATACCTTGGGCGTCGTTGCCCATTGCAGTCGCATCAAACTGCGCAGCAGTGAATTCGCCGGATGTTCCCAAATGAGAGTTGATGATCGCCTGCGTGAAGTCAGCCGCATCAAACCCTGTGTATGCCGAAGAGTCATCAATCGGAAGAGGTGACTGAGTCTTTGCGGCAGTAATGTCAAAACGCCAAAAATCCACCTGAACCGCTTTTGCGCGGCGAGGCGTGTAAAGAAAATTTGATAGCATTGATTCAACCTTTCATGATTGATCCCCGCTACCGATTTCTATCGGCTGAAGAATGCCCTTTGATAGTCTCTGAATTCGGCATCCTGCGTACGGGGCTTTTGTTTTTCCCTCGTTTCAGCGTCAATCTTCCCAATTGGGAGATATTGGCTGTCGACCTTGTCAAGGTCGTTTTTGCGGATGCCATCTCTAATCTCTTGAGGTAGGTCATCAATGAATTTTTTTGGATCTTTTTTGAAATTCCGGATCATATGTTCCGAAAATCCCTGATTGAGCTGGTTCAGAGCGTGAGAGAGAGCCTGCTTGCCGGTGATCCTCGTATTGCCCGCATCAAGCGCGGCATACATCACCTCGGCTGTTTTCCTCACAAGAGTAGCATTTCCCTTCATGCTCAGGTCCATCTCCTTGAAAGCGCCCATGATGTCATTTTCAATTGCAATGGCGGCCTGTTGAGCTGAAGCCCTTTTTTTCGACTCATCGTTGGCCTTTTCAGATGCCTGGAGTCTTTTCTCAAGCTCGTCATTGCGTCTTTTTTGAATGACTGCATCCTGTTCTGCTTTGGACATATCGTTGAATCGAACAATATCCAGCAAATGATTTTCAGAAAACTGGGTAATTGCCTCTTCGGGAACGCCCATTTCACGCAAAACATTCAAATCACCCTTTTTAAGTCTTTCTTCGACTTCCTTGGATGACTTCGCCATCTTCATTGCTTCGGCGGCTTCCATAAACCTCTTGTCGGAAGCCTTGACCTTCTGATAACCCCTCACGAGTTCATCTTCAGTGACTTCCATCTCTTTACCGTCGACCTTCACTTTGTATTTCTTGGAAGTGTCTTGGTCAGTCCCAGAGCCAGCACCATCGGGAGTTATATCCGCAGGCCCGGTATCCGGGTTGTCGTTGCCCTCGACGTTCAAACCGTTCATATCTTCCGGCATAAATCCTCGTCTTGCGATAGAGAAAAATTTACAAAGTGCAATGTCTCAGGCAAATATTACCCGAAAAATATGATGAGTTCAACAGTGATTTGTTCTGAACTTGGAGGGGAACCGGAAAAGCCAGCCTTCACGACAAGCTGGCCGAGGGAATTGTACTTCCACCCGAAACTGTCGAGGACGTAATATACGTCATCGACGACTCTCCTTACCATTACCTGAGTTGCACGCCTGTCCCTCGGATCAGCGGAGAAGATGATGCTCTCCGTGTTCGGAGTCAGTGCAACCTGCCGGATACGGCAGTCAAGATTTTCCTGAAAATTAAGACCGTTTCTAAGGGACCTTGTTATCACCTCCACGAATTCGGAAAGGTAAATGAGGGCATCGCTCAATTGCTGGCCAGCCTCGGTGGCAAGATACTGGGAAACTTCAAACAGTCTCGATATCGTTATTTTCGCCATTTGTCATCTCTTCATAAGTTTCTTCATTTTCGTTTAAATAAAGTCACTAAGATCATTTACTTCCTTTGCGATTTTTATCGCGACTTTTACCGTCCCCCCTCAACTCTCTCCACCGGCACACCCATCATCGCCCTGTAGTGATCATCGTCTGTTATGTCGAGCACCTTGGCAAGGGGTTTTCCCATATTCAGGGGATATCCTTGTGCGAGCCATCTGCAATACGTGCTGTAAGGTACATTCAGCTTGGCCGATACCTCAAGATTAGTGAGTCCCTTTTCAGTTAAAGCCCTGTCGTAAATTTTCCTGTTGATTGTCACGGTGTCTCGTCTCGGCATTTTTTCCTCCATCAGCCATATGATTTTTCATTAGGTTGCCAGCCTTTTCCCTTGATGTGATATTGACGCGTGTATTTTTCTCCAGGGTGATTCCATCTTCCAAACCAAGTGTCGCATGCGTCGCAAATCTCCTTTTGACCTTTCCCCCCGATCCAGTCTCTTATTTTGAAAAGTCCATCCAATTCATCACCGAGCTTGGGTGTTTTCAAGCAGACAGCAATCTTTTTTTTACACCCAGGGCACTCTATCAAATCGCCCTTGACAACCTTCTCATGCTCTTTTATTTGCATAAGATCGAACCTCCTGTTGGTATGGTTATTTGAGACTGTCATCCACTTCCACATCGTGAATGAAATCTTGCAAACACTCTCTGAGCAACCCCTCATTTTTGTCTGGGCAATCTTTCATAAGCTTCGCAACTATATCTTCCATATTATTCAAAACGTCGAGATACTTGAAATAGTGACATTTACCATCCGTCGGCAAAACAGCAACATATTGGCCAGCCTTAGTGGTTTTATCGCTATTGTCGTCCCAATAAATGTAAAACTCAGGCCATCTGCTGTACGACATTAATATCTCCTATCATTTATCATTTCGCAAAACTCCCAAATTTCCTGCCGGTCTGGCCGAACGATTTACCACCCAGAGATTCGAGTGACTTTGAATTTTCCTGGGGTCTCACAAACACCTGCTCATGAGGTGGGAGGTCCGCATCCGACTCTAAGGGATTATCCCTGTTTTGGCATCTTATGCCGTACATTGCTGCGGCAAGGGCGTCGCAGTGCCCCAGAAATTCGCTTCTCTCAAAATCCGTGCGCGTTTTGTTTAGCATCCCCGCCTTGATCGAGGCAATGAGAAACTTGCATCGGGGATGGATTCGGATTTTCTTTGTAGCAAAGCGTGCGGCCATTACATTGACACCCCCAAGCCAATCACTTTTGGGGGGTAAGTTCAATGGATAGTTGTATTTGTTTGAGTCGTTGAGGTCGATGAACAGTTGTCCCGGCACGTCAGCCCATCGGGTATCTCTCGTGTCAGGGTACATGTCGTCCCATTTTCGCAAATCTGAAATGATTTCATCGGTGGTTGTGTTTGGGTCATATACCAGCTCATCGATGAACATGTCAAGGTCCGCCGTGTAATTATATGCCATGACGTAGCACGCGGTCTTGTCCCGCACTCCGCCCCAATCTATTATTATTTGCTTTTTCCAGAAGGATGCAGGTTCAAATGCTACGACTGTTTCTTTCTCATGGAAAACGGGCACCACCATAAGCGATCGGGGCCGAATTATCAGTGCCAGGTATTCACGCTTGAAATCGTCTGATACATGAATGCCCATCTCCTTGGCAATCTCAAGTATCTTATCGACATCGTCCTTGTGCTTTCTCGCCCTCCTGACGAAATCAATCTCAACAATGGTGTTGGATCGATTTGCCGCCTCCACAATGGCCGAATCCGTGATTGTGGGAGATTGAAACACATTGTATTGGAACAGGGTGCCGATCGTTTCACATGCCGGCATGATCTCGGTGTGAAGCGGATGATCCGGTTGTTCCGATGGGGAGCTGATGAACATCTCATGACCTTTTGACCTTAAAAGCTGAGGCCCGATGACGGATTTCACACCGTAGTTGAAATCATCTCCTGAAACAAAACCGCACTCCTCATATATGATAAGAGAGGCATTCCCACCCCTGTTCTTGTCGACATACTGCCTTTCCAATGCACCCATCCTAAGGCTCGATCGATTGAAAAGGTTCCATCTGTTCTTGGTTGTCGACCTTGCAATCAACCCATGCGGGACGTCCATTAAAATGATGTTGAGGTTGTCCTCAACTATCTCCTCGCATTTTTCCCTTGTGGGTGCAATGACCCTGCAAATCTTGCCGGGGTTTCTTATGAGGAACGCCAGAGCGAACACCATTACCCAGTATGATTTGCCGATCTGCCTTGAAGAGAGGACACAGATCTTTTTGGCCATGTTGTAATTTTCAACGACGGTATTGTGAATGTGGATCTGAAGGGGATCAAGCTTGTACTCCAGATCCCCCTCAAGCCATAAAAACTTGCGAATCGTCTCTTCCGAAATGAGTTCGGTGTCTGAATTCATGTTGACTCAGTATTTGGAGCATTTTGCCTCATCTTGAGCTGATCTGCCCCCTCCCGGAACCAGAGCCATGATTGTCTCAAAGACTTGATTGCCTCAAAAGCCTCGGGTCCCTGAATGGGAGATTTATTAAGCTTGGAAATAAGAGCCGTATAATCATCGGCCATTTGGCCCAGTATAAAATCAACCGGTATTTCAATCTGGCCCTCGCTCCTTTCAGGTTTCTTTTCCGGCTTCGGCGCTTCCTTCAGTGTTTGTTTCTTGCTCGTCGCTTTTTTCGCTGTATTCTTTTTTTTCTTCAATTGGTTTTCTCCCCATGAATGCCCTAATGTCGTTTTTACTAACATCCTTCGCAATATTCCATTTAAAATCATTCATTCCTTCAGCCTTTCCAACTCCTGTTCAAGCGGTACAGCGTTTTCGCGCCAATTTTCCAAGCTTTTCAAGCTTTCCTCAATTCTGGTCAATCTTGTGTTGATCATCTCTGAATCCATGGCTTCAAACTTCCGGAAAGCGCGTGTGCGCCTGAGAGATTCCTCCAAATTTTTGGGCAAACATTCCAGATCACGACACAGATTTGAAAAGTCCTTCTCAAGCTTGTCAAGTCTCTCACTAACAGTGACTCTTTGCCAAAACATTTTTGATGCTACCTCCTCACGATTTTAAGCAGTTCTTTTCTCGGAACTGATTTAAGCAATTTGTGGTCTTCGCTGTCCGCATCGATATTGTTTTGGATGTTGAGGTCTGTCCTATCGGTCCACCTGAACCTGTTTTTCATATTGAATATGAACGACGTGGCATTGAAATTTTCGATCTTGCCCAACGATGACGCAATTGCTATCCTCTCCCAGAACTTGAGACATTTTGCAAACCCGATTTTTTTAGCCTCGGAAAACTCCTTATGCCTGCGTGCCCACTCGTGCACCGTATCCTGATTCACGTCAATATTGGCTGCGAAGCTTTCGAAACTGTAACCTTGCTCCATATGCTTTACAACATCTTCACAATACTTTTTTTTGTATTTTGACGGCCTACCCACGTTTCGCCTCCTTTCCCGTAAAATCCTGCCATCGCTTGATGATGACAAAACAATAATGCGGATCTAATTCCATGCCGTAGCACTTTCGGTTAGTTTTTTCGCAAGCTATGATTGTTGATCCCGAACCGCTGAAAGGATCTAATATCGTGCTCTTGCTTTTCGATGAATTCATTATCGCGTACTGAACCAAGGCTATTGGTTTCATGGTCGGATGTTCGGTATTTTTATTTGGCCTGTCAAAATTCCAACAAGTTGTCTGCTTTCGATCACTGTTCCAGATGTGCGGTTTTCCTGCCTTCCAACCGTAAAGAATTGGTTCATGCTTCCAATGATAATCTTGTCGGCTCATTGCCAATTTGTTTTTGATCCACACAACGACTTGTTTTAAAAGCCACCCTGATTCAATAAGAGATTTGCGAAAATTTATTCCCTCAGTATCTGCGTGACAAATGTAGATAGGTGCCCCTTCCTCAGCAAATATGTACATGTTTGTGAATGCATCGTATAGAAACTTATAAAAAATTTCGTCTTTCTGATTGTCATTTTGTATCGTAAGCTTATCGGGATTTTTCCCTTCATAATTCACGTTGTACGGAGGATCAGTGAAAACCATATTTGCCTTGGTTTCGCCCAGCAACTTCTCATAAGATTCAATTTGAGTTGCATCTCCACAGAATAGAGTGTGTTCTCCGAGTTTCCATATATCTCCACAGGTGACTCCAAATTCATTCCTTTTGGTTTCTGAGATGTCGTCATCTTTCTCACTTGCTTCCGGTATTACTTCAGGCAACTCAAAGTCATCATAGGCGACACTTCTCAGCTCATCATCAAGGCTTTTAAGCTGATCTGTCAATCCATCCATATCCCATTCCGCAAGCTCCGATGTGCGGTTATCCGCAATAGCGTAGGCGGTCAATTCAGCCGGCTCCAGATCTGAAACCACAACCCCTATCCTGTCCCAGCCAAGTTTCTTGGCGGCAGCGAGTGTCCCGTTCCCGGCTCTTACTATATTGTTTTGATCAACTACGATCGGTTTTTGCTGGCCGAATCTCTTCAGGCTCGCCGCAATGGCATCGATGTTTTTTTCATCGTGCTTCCTGACATTGGACGGGTCGAAAGACACCTCTTTTATGCTTATCAATTTCATCTGACGCTCTTCCCTCCGGGCATTCTGTGAGATTGTATCATGTTTATCCGGTCCTCGAACGATGTCACCTTCATTTGGATGTCGGACAGCATCTCACCAAGCGAGTTGTTTGCCTTGCTGGCTTTTTCCGTCACGTCATTGAATTCCTTTATCTTTTGCTCAAAATCCCGCTTGCTGTTCCAACAACCAACCTCCGCGTCACGAACCGATTTCAAAAGAAAGAAGAACGCGCCGGCCATTGATGAACATACGACTATGAAAAACATAACCAGACAAAACAAAAGCGTACTCATTTAATCCTTTACCCCCTTTTTATTTTCTGGTAATTTTCGCCCCTGTAAACCATAGGTTTTAAGTAACTTATTTTTGTTCATAATGCAACCAAAAGGACACCATAAATGACTGGTATACCTAAAGGTATTTTGTCAGAAGAAGTGGCAAAAAACATATCTGGCACCCTCGTAAATGAAATGGAGATCAAAAAAAGAATGGGCAAGTTCTTGAGTCAGATGGGCCAGCTTGATGGCTTTATGCCATTATTGGAAAAAAATAGACCGATGCTCGACGAGTATCGAGCAATCATGATTCAAGAAATAATGAATTCCTTTAAAGCTGCAAATTTGTATGATCAGATGAAAGAGGAGGGAGTCTTTGAGAAATTAAAGAACACTCTTCCCAAAGAAGAAAACAGCAACTTTTAATATATGGGCATGCGGATGTTTTTTTACAGACTGAACGATGACGTGGAAGCGGTCCTGTGTGAAGAATTCACGCTGGATCGAAGCCATAATATTACTACAAAAATAGGCAACTATTTAGTTTCAACTGTATTTTTGTCGATGGATCATAATTGTACCGGCGAAGGGGGACCGCTGGTCTGGGAAACAGCCATCTTTGGTCCTGGGGATGAAGACTATTGGGGCCGTTGCAATATATTTGCCAGATATTCGACTTACGAGGAGGCAAAAGCCGGGCATGATAGAGCATGTGAAGAGATTAATAACTAAAAAAGTAGTGATTGTGGTCGCA